CAAAATGTAACTGCGCCTACAATATCAACTGGATTACTAACGCCTAGCACATCTACATCTACTACTGATCCCTATAAGTATACACAATATCAAACAGACGGTATTGTTCCTCCCAATATGTCGGGTGACACTACAACACCTAGTCCAACAGAAACTGGGCCTTTTGATCCTAATTTTTCGTTTCCGTTGCCACCAACGCCTGAACCAACGCCTGAACCAACACCAGAACCTGAACCTGAACCTACTACTGAACCTACTCCTGAACCTACTCCTGAACCGGAAGTTGAAGAACAGGAAGAAGCTTCTGAACCTGAACAGGAATCAGGGATAGACATCTGGTCTATCTATGAGACTGACGGTGTACTCACGTCGATGCCTTCTGACTGGGTTTCACCTTTTGGTCCTAATGATAACCGACCACGTGTTGCACAGTGGAGAAGTTCTGCTGACTTCTGGCCTGAAGATCACGAATACGCAGGAATGACAACAGCAGACCAAGTTCGTGCTATGTACGACTTAGGTCCAGACGACAGAATAACACTAGCGCAAAGACAACGTGTTAAGCGAATGCGTCGTGCTTATGACAGAAACTTCACAGGTTTAAACGAGTATTTAGTACAAGAAAGTCCTACGTTTGGTGAGTACATTGAAAATGCTCACGTTGCTTATGACCAGTTAGTTGCTGCTGGTTTTGAAGAAAAAGACTTAGGTAGAGGCAGAGCGTCCACACTAGAGTCCTTTAGGCGTGTTGTTGGTAACCACATGCTGGACAACTCAGCTGATTGGGGTACAGAGCTTTTCCGTGTAGACCCTAATGACAACAAAACTATCCAGCTTAGAAACTTAGGTCGGTTTAATTTTGTTTACGTCGGTAATGCTACTTACGACGGTCTTTTAGACAAATTAGGTTTAGACCTTGCTGATTGGAATGTTAATTTCCCAGAAGGTGAAGAAGCTTACGAAAATTTAGGTGAGTGGGGTTACGCTAACTTTAATTTACGTAGAGAGTCTGATTTCAGAACAGCCTTCAAAGGCATTGTCATGGCTGCTGTTACTTACGGTGCAGGCCAAGCATTAGCTCCTTTTCTTGCACCAACACTACAAGCAGCAGGTCTTTCTGAAGCAATAGCAGGTTCTCTAAGTTCCGCAATAGGACGTGCAGCAGGAACAGGTGTTATTACTGGCGACTTCGACTTTACTCTTGAAGACGCTATACAAACTGTTGTTACTGCTGGTTTGTTAGATACTGATATTGCACAAGAAGCGCTTGACTCGTTAGGAACAGGGTATGAATTACTTGATACTGCCATTCAAGCAGGCGCTGTCAACGTAGCTACTCAATTAGTAACAACCGGCGAACTTGATTTCCAACAACTTGCTGAAGTTATGATACGTGCAGGTTTTGAGGATCAGTTTAGACAGTACTTAGAAGATTTAGAAAATTCAGTAGAAACTAGGTTTGATCAACTTGAAGAATTTTTTAGTGATTACGTACCAGACATAAGTAATATTGAAGACTTTTTGTCTCAATTAGACACTAGTTTAAACGCCGACATTTCTGACTTCCGTGAACAATATGAAAATTTTGTAGAAGAATTTAGCGACTTTGTAGAAGACGTTGAAGAAGAAATAGACGAAGACGAGCTAGAGTACCGAATGGGCGAAGGCTACGTTGATCCTGGTTCGTACGACTACTACATTGATTCGGACGGTAATAGAATTTTAAGTCAGGACGTTGACGTAACTTATGATCCAAACGACGGTACTTATAGAGACGCTGACGGTAACATATATGAATTAGGCGGAACTGCAGTAGTAAATAACGACGGTACTGTTGATTACTACGACGGTTACATTGAAGACGGCGCTTCTATTATTGCTACAGGAGAAATTGAGTTAGGTCAGGACGGTATCTATGACTCTGACGGTAATCTTGCTTACTATCAAGAAGAAGGTCAGTGGTACGACGCTGAAGGTAATGTTGTAGATGACCCTGCTCTTGTAGACCAATTAGTAGGTTTAAGTGAAGGTCAGGTTCCTTATGATCCTAGACAACCTTCAGATACTGGTTTTCAAACTGCTATTGATAGCGCAGTAGAACAACAAGACATTGGTTCCGTTGTCGATTACATGACAAGCATTGGAACAGGAGTAGACGCTAACGGATTCTTTAGTCTTTCTGATTCAGATCAAGAAGTACTAATGGGTTTGTTTGGTGTTTCAACTCAAGAAGAGTTAGTTGAAGCACTAGCTCAGTCAGGATACACAATACACACTGACGGCACTCAGGTATTAATAGACTTTAACTACGACAGAAGTGAAGAGTACGGTCAGATTAATGACGTAGACGAATCTGGCAACATTATTGGTGTACGAGACCCTAACGAACCAACAGAAATTTTTATAGACCCTGACTATGATCCTCCTGAAGAAACGCCTGAACCAGAACCAGAGCCTGAAACAGGTGGTGGCGGTGGTGGCGGAGGTGACTCTTCTACTACTTCTACTGATGAAGACGACCCACTAGCTGACACTATTCCTACTGCTGAAGACACGGCTGAAGAAATACAGAAGGAACAAGAATCAGCTGCTGCTGAGCAACAACAAAAAGAGCAAGCCGCAGAACAACAAAATAAAGAGCAACAGGCTGCTGAGGAAGCACAGAAGGACGCAGACGCTGCAGCCGAACGTGCTGCTAAGGACGCTGCTGCTGAAGCTGCTAAGGACGCCGCTGAGCGTTCCGACAAGGAAACTGCTGAAGAGGCTGAGAAGGAAGCTGCTGCAGAAACACAGCAGAAGGAACAGCAGGCTGCAGAAGAAGCACAGAAGGAAGCTACTGCTGAGACTGAGCAGAAGGAAGCTGAAGCAGCCGAACGTGCTGACAAGGAATCTCAAGCAGAGACTGAACAAAAGGAAGCTGAGGCAGCTGAAAAAGCAGACAAGGAAGCTCAGGCTGAAACTCAGGAAAAAGAACAGCAAGCTGCTGAGGAAGCTAAAAAAGAAGCTCAGGCTGAGACTGAAGAAAAAGAAGCAAGAGAAGCTGAAAAAGTTGAGAAAGAGCGTCAGGCAGAAACCGAAGCAAAAGAAGCTGAGGAAACTGAAAAGGACGCCGAAGAAACTCAAAAGGAACAACAGGCTGAACAGGAAGCTAAGGACGAAGCTGCTGAACAAGTAGAGAAAGAAGCTGAAGCTGAAACTGAAGAAAAGGAACAGCAGGCAGCAGAGCAGGCACAGAAGGACGCTGAGGCAGAGACTCAAGAGAAAGAAGAGCAGGCAGCGGAAGAAGCTCAAAAGGAAGCTGAAGCAGAAACCGAAGAAAAAGAAAGGCAGGCTGCTGAAGAAGCTCAGAAAGACGCTGAAGCTGAAACTGAGGAAAAGGAAGCTCAAGCTGCAGAGCAAGCTCAAAAGGACGCTGAGGCAGAGACTCAGGAAAAGGACGTAGCTGAACAACAGCAAAAAGAAGCAGAAAACCAAGAGAAAGAAACTCAGGCTGAGCAACAAGAGAAAGAGGCTGAGAATCAAGAGAAGGAAGAAGCTGCTGCTGAACAGGCTAACAAAGAAGCTGAAAACCAAACTAAAGAAGAGCAAGCAGCTGAACAAGCCGCTAAAGAGGCAGAGACTCAGGAAAAGGAAGAGATAGCAGCTGAAGAAGCTGAGAAGGACGCTGAGCAGACACAGAAGGAAGCTCAAGCTGAAACTCAGGAAAAGGAAGAAGTAGCTGCAGAGGAAGCTAGAAAGGAAGCTGAAGCAGAAACTGAAGCTAAGGACGCAGAGACTGCAGAAAAAGACGCTCAGGCTGAAACCGAAGAGAAAGAAGAAGCTGCCGCAGAAAGAGCAGAGAAGGACGCTCAGGCAGAAACTGAGCAGAAGGAAGAAGCAGAAGAAGCTAGAAAAGAAGAAGCCGAAGAAATAGCTAAGGAAGCTGCCGAAGAACTGCAGAAGGAAGAAGCTGAGCAGACTGAAAAAGATCAACAAGCTGAACAAGACGCTAAGGATCAACAAACTGCTGAAGAAGCAGAGAAGGAAGCCGAAGAACAAGCTAAGGAAGCTCAAGCAGAAGCTGAAGACAAGGAAGCTGAAAACCAAGAGAAAGAAGAAGTAGCTGCAGAGGAAGCTGACAAAGAAGCTGAGGCTCAAGAGAAGGACGCTGAGGAAGAAGCCAAAGAGCAACAAGCAGCAGAGGAAGCAGATAAGGAAGCTGAAGAGCAACAAAAGGACGCTGAGGAAGCCGCTAAGGACGCTGAAGAGGACGAAAAGGAACAGCAGGCTGCTGAAGAGGCTGACAAGGAAGCTGAACAAACTCAGAAGGAAGCTGCTGCTGAAACTGCAGAAAAAGAAGAAGTAGCTGCCGAAGAAGCTCAGAAGGAAGCCGAAGCTGAAACAGCAGAGAAGGAAGCTGAGGACGAAGCTAAGGACGCTGAAGAGGCTGAAAAGGAAGCTGCTGCTGAAACTCAAGAGAAGGAAGAAGCTGCAGCAGAAAGGTCAGAGAAGGAAGCTGCTGCTGAAACTCAGGAAAAAGAAGAAGCAGAACAAGCACGTAAAGAAGAAGCTGAGCAAGCACGTAAGGAAGAAGCAGAGCAAACACGTAAGGAAGAAGTAGCAGCAGAAGAAGCCGCTAAGGAACAAGCAGCTGAAGAGCAAGCTAAGGAACAGGCCGCTGCAGAAGAAGCCGCTAAGGAACAACAAGCGGCTGAAGAAGCTACCAAAGACGAGAATGCTCAGAAGGACGCTAGTGCAGAAACCGAAGCTAAGGATGCTGAACAAGCCAATAAGGACGCTGCTGACGAACAGCTAGAGAAGGATCTTGAGTCTTCTGAGCAAGAGCGTAAGGACACCGAAACACGCGGCAAGGACACTACAGGAACTGGAGATGGTGCAGGAGATGGTACTGGTGCTGGAACTGGTGTAGGAGACGGTACTGGAACTGGAGGCGGTTCAGGCGCTGGAACAGGGACAGGTACTGGTGACGGCACAGGACCTGGTGTTGGTAGTGGGACAGGTATGATGGCAGCTGCGGCGACACCTCAAAGAACTGACTTTACTCCTTTTATGTCAGGTATTACTTATGAGTTGCCTACTTTAGAAGAAATAGGTCAAGCACCTCAAGTTGACTACGTGGCGTCTTTAGAAGAGACATTAGGTCCAATAGGAATAACAAGCAGTTTGTTTAAGGAATATATCGGATGACATACTTGAACCTTATGAACAACGTGCTACGCAGACTGCGTGAAGAAGAAACCACGTCGGTTACTAGCACTACTTATAACAAGATGGTTAGTGACTTTATTAACGACGCTAAGAAGTTAGTAGAGGAGTCTAACGACTGGTCAGCCTTGAGAAGCACTATTACTGTTTCTACTACAGCTGACGACAATACGTATTCCTTGACGGACTGTGGTGACAACGTAAAAGTTATGTGTGTTCTTAACGACACTAGTAACGTCTTTATGGAGTACCAAAGTAAGGACTGGTTTAACGAGCAACTGTACATCAATAACGCTGCTACAGGCGCACCTATGTACTACACGTACAACGGCCTTGACGCTAGTGGTGACACGCAAGTACTCGTAGGTCCAACACCAGACGGTGTGTACAGCTTGCGGTTTGACGTGATTAAACGACAGGCTGACTTGAGTGCTAACACTGACACACTGCTAGTACCTTCACAACCTGTGATACACCTAGCTGTTGCTTTGTTGGCTCGTGAACGTGGTGAAACAGGAGGAACTTCTACTGCTGAGTACTTTGGTATTGCTGATAGGTACTTGTCTGACGCTATCGCAATAGACGCAGCTAAGCATCCAGAAGAAATGTACTTTAGGACTATCTGATATGGCTCAAGAACTACGTAGCATTAATCTTGTAGCACCAGCGTTCAAAGGTATTAACACCGAAGATTCGCCGTTAGCACAAGACCCGTCGTTTGCAGAGATTGCAGACAACGCTGTGATTGACAAACGTGGTCGTATTGCGGCACGTAAGGGTCATAGTGTTATTACAACTGACAAGACAGCGTTAGGCTCTGGTTCTATCAGAGCTATAAAGGAGTTTGAAAGAAGTAGTGGTAGCAACGTAGTTCTGTCTGTAGGCAACAACAAGATATTCACAGGCACTACTACGCTTACTGACGCTACACCTGGTAGCTACACGATCACAGCAGACAACTGGAAGATTGTTAACTTTAACGACAAGGCGTACTTGTTTCAAGCTTCCCATGCACCTTTGGTGTACGACGGTACTTCCGTAGTCCGTCTAGACTCAGTAGCAGGTGCTGCTGGTGTTGTGCAAGGTAATGAAGTTTGTTCTGCTTATGGGCGTCTTTGGGTAACAGGTCTTAGCACCAGTCCTTCTACTGTTTATTGGTCTGACTTGTTGATAGGTCATGACTACTCAGGCGGCACTAGTGGGTCCATTGACATATCCAAAGTCTGGCCTGACGGGTACGACGAGATTGTTGCTTTGGCTGCACACAACGGCTTCCTTATCATTTTTGGTAAGCACAGCATTGTGGTGTACCAAGGAGCAGAAGCACCAGCTACAATGACATTGGTAGACACTGTAGCAGGCGTTGGTTGTGTAGATAGAGACACTGTGCAGTACACTGGTACTGACGTACTGTTCCTATCACACACTGGTTTGAAGAGCTTTGGACGCACAATACAACAGAAGTCCATGCCTGTTAGCAGTTTGTCAGGAAACATTACTAAGGACATCATTAATGCCCTGCAGACAGAAAGCACGTTCTTTAGGTCTGCTTATA